GATCCTGCAGCGCGGTGAGCGGGTGCTGTCGCGCCGTGAGGCGCAGGCTTATGGCGGGGGCGGTGGCGTGACGGTGAACATCAACACCCGCGATGCCGAGAGCTTCCGCCAGTCGAGAACGCAGGTTGCGGCCGACATTGCCCGCGCGGTGGCGCTCGGGCGGAGGGGCCTGTGAGTGCGACCCCGCAAGTGGGAACCGGTTGCGGGGGTCAGAGCACGAACCATGGAGAAACTTGATGGCGTTTCATGAGGTCCGGTTTCCCGACGACATCAGCCGTGGCGCGCGCGGCGGGCCTGAGCGGCGCACGCAAGTGGTCGAGTTGGCATCCGGCGACGAGGAGAGGAATGCCAGCTGGGCGAACTCGCGCAGGCGCTATGATGTCGCCTACGGCATTCGTCGCGCCGACGATCTGGCGGTGGTGGTCGCCTTCTTTGAAGCCCGCAATGGTCGGCTCCATGGCTTCCGCTTCAAGGACTGGGCCGACTACAAGTCTTGCCTGCCGTCGCAGGTGCCTGCGGCCACCGATCAGATCATCGGCACGGGGGATGGTTCAACAACGGCGTTTCAACTGGTGAAGCACTACGCCTCCGGCGCGCAAAGCTGGACCCGGACAATCACCAAGCCGGTGGCAGGCACGGTACGCGTTGCCATTGATGGCACTGAGCAGGCATCCGGCTGGTCCGTCGACACGACCACCGGGTTGGTCACCTTCGACAGCGCCCTGTCGGCGGGGACCGTCATCACCGCGGGCTTCGAATTCGACGTGCCCGTTCGTTTTGACACCGACGCGCTCGACGTGACGCTCGATCTCGAGCGACTTGGCTCGATCACCTCCATCCCGCTTCTGGAGATCCGGCGATGAACGACAATACCGGCTTCGTCGCGGGCGTCTTGCGCGACCTTGCCGCCTCGACGGCCGTGATCCTCGCCGCCTGGGGCGCGCTTGGCGGCGCCACGAACGCGCTGACCACGAAGATGCGCCTGCGCGACGCGCTGCGCCACATCCTGCTGGGCGGACTGATCGCGGCCGGGATGGGCAGCCTGTCGATGGCGGTGATCACCGCCTGGCTCGGCCTGCCACCCGAGGCGATCCCGGCGGGCGGCGCGGCGGGGTCGGCCGCCTATCTCGTCGGCGTCTTCGGCCCCGCAATGATCGAGCTGGGGCTCGCCCGGCTGCGCGATGCGCGGGAGGGCGGCGATGACTGAGCTCGTCCGTGTCCTGCGCGGCCTTCGACGCCTGACCGACGACCCGCGCGACGCCTTCGTCCATCGCCTGCGCATCGGCCTGATGGTCGCCGCGCTGATCCTGATCCTCTCGCTCCTGGAGTAATCCCATGCACATGACAGACCGGGGCCTGCTGGCCCTCACCCGGCACGAGGGACTCGTGCCCGGGCCTTACACGGACGTGAAACAGGTCTGGACCTTTGGCATCGGCCACACCGCCGCAGCCGGGCCGCCCGATCCGGCGCAGATGCCGCGCGGGATGCCGGCCGATCTGGACGATGGCATCCGCGAGGCGTTCCGGGTGTTTCGGACCGATCTCGCAGCCTACGAGGCAGATGTGCTGCGCGCCGTGACCGTGCCGCTGGCTCCGCACGAGTTCGATGCTCTGGTCAGCTTCCATTACAATACCGGGGGCATCGCTCGTGCGGCGCTGACCCGACATCTCAATGCCGGCTATCGTGTTGCAGCCGCCAACGCGTTTCTGAACTGGCGGCGACCGGCGGCGATCATTCCGCGCCGCGAGGCCGAGCGGGATCTGTTCAGCCATGGCCGCTATACGGGCGGCACGATCCCGGTCTGGTCCGTGGATCGCGCGGGTCGGGTGGACTTCTCGCGGCCGATCCGGCGGCTGACCGAGACGCAAGCTCTGGCGTTGGCTCGCGGGCCGTCGCCGAAGCCGCCAGTCCTCGAGCCTGTACCCACCGAGCCGCTTGGCTGGCTCGCCCAGTTGATCGCCCTTGTCGCCAATCTGATCCGGAGGACCTGATCCCCATGCGCTACATTCGCCCCAACTCGCTCACCTGGTGGGCAGGACTGCTCGCCATGCTCACCGGCATCGCGTCGCTCGCGCTGCCCGCCACCGGACCGTTTGGCGAGCTATCCCGCCTTGTCGCGCTGCTCGCGGGCTCGGGCGACGCCTCGCCCGCGGGGCTCATGTTCCTCGGTCTCGGCCTGATCGGCCTGCGGGACCGGATCGAACGTGGGTTCCGTGGGAATGACTGAGATTCTGATCTGGGGGATCGGCGCTATGGCGGCTTTGGCCGGTGTCGTGCTCGGCCGCTTCTGGGGGCGGGTCGAAGGGAAACGCGCCGGGCGCGAGGAGGCCTATCAAGATGCACAACGCAGTCAGACAAAGCGGATGGAACGCGGGCGCCAGGCGGTGCGCGACGGCCGCGGGGCTGGCGATCCTTCTGAGCGGCTGCGCGACAACGACGCTGCCTGGTGATGCCGGTTGCGTTTCCTATGCAGAGGCACGGCTCGCCCGGCCTCCTGCCGAGACGGTCGCGGAGGTGCCGTCCGACTGGGCGACCTGGATCGCCGATCTCGATGACCGCATGACGGGAACCTGCCGATGAAATCGCTCTCGCCCGCGCTGCAGGCCCATCTCGACGAGGGCACGACCACGCTCGCCTGGGTGTGGCGGATCACCCGTGCCGATGGCGTCACCTTCGGCTTTACCGACCACGACCGGACGCTGAACTTCGACGGCACGGACTTCGAACCCGAAAGCGGGCTGACGGCCTCCGAGGTGCGCTCGGGGTCGGACCTGTCCGTCGATGCGCAGGAAGCCGAGGGGGTGCTGACCTCGGACACCATCACCGAGACCGACATCCTTGATGGTCGCTGGGACAATGCCGAGGTCGAGGTCTGGCGGGTGAACTGGGCCGACACGGGCCAGCGCGTGCTGATGCGCCGGGGCGCCATCGGCCAGATCAGGCGTGGGCGGCTGGCGTTTGTGGCCGAGGTGCGCTCGCTCGCCCATGTGCTGGGTCAGACCGTGGGGCGGACATTCCAGGCAACCTGTGACGCCGCGCTCGGCGATGCGCGCTGCGGCGTCGATCTCGAGGATCCGGCCTACATGGGCACAGGCGCGGTGATCGATCTCCTGCGCGACCGGGCTTTCACGGCCTCGGGGCTCGGAGGCTTCACCTCCGGCTGGTTCACCTTCGGCACCGTCGAATGGGCCGGGGGCGCGAATGCCGGGCGGCGGGCAGAGATCATCGCACATGACCTGACTGACGGCATCGCGGTGCTGACGCTGCTCGAAGCGCCGGTGCGGTCCATCGCAGGCGGTGACGCTTTCACCATCCGTGCTGGCTGCGACAAGCGCATCGAGACCTGCGGAATGAAGTTCGCGAATACCGCCAACTTTCGTGGCTTCCCGCACATCCCCGGCCAAGATGCGGTGCTGCGTTATGCCACCAAGGATGGCGGACATGAGGGAGGCGTGCTGTGACCAAGGTCGTTTCCGCCGGAAACGACGGGCGGCAGTGCATCGCACCGCGATGCACGAGAGCCACCGCCAATCCCGACAGGGTCATCGCCACCGCACGAAGCTGGCTCGGCACGCCCTACCACGACCAGGCGAGCCTCAAGGGCGTCGGCTGCGACTGTCTCGGGCTGGCCCGCGGGGTCTGGCGCGAGGTCGTCGGTCCCGAACCATTCCCGATTCCGATCTATTCCCGCGATTGGGGCGAGACGGGACCGCGCGAGGTTCTGGCCGAGGGCGCCCAGCGCATGATGCCGGAAATCGCAGTCAATGAGGCCGGTCCCGGCGCGCTGGTGCTGTTCCGCATGATGCCCCGCGCGATTGCAAAACATGTCGGGATCCTCACCGGGCCTGCCACCTTCCTCCATGCCTACGAACGGCTCGGCGTGATCGAGGAACCGCTCACCCCATCCTGGCGGCGGCGCATCGCCTTCGCTTTCCTCTTTCCTGACGAGGTTTGACCCGTGGCCACGCTTGTCCTTGGCGCCGTGGGCACCGCCCTCGGCAGTTCCCTCATCTCTGGTACCTTCCTCGGCCTGACCGGCGGCGCCATCGGCGGCTTTGTCGGCTCTACCATCGGGTCCGCCGTCGACAGCTGGATCGTGTCCTCGCTGGCCCCCACACAGCGCATCGAGGGGCCGCGGCTCGACTCCTTGCGGATCACGTCCTCGACGGAGGGTGCGGTGATCCCGCGCATCTTCGGGCGGATGCGGATCGGTGGCAATATCATCTGGGCGACGGATTTCCGTGAGGAGAGCAAGACCACCACGCAGGGTGGCGGCAAGGGTGGTGGGGGTGGCGGCAAAGTCAAGACAACCGAATACTTCTATTATGCCAGCTTC